CAAAGCATTCACAATCATATGTGTCTGGGTTGACACTTTCTTCTCCATATTCATCTTCTTCTAAGTCACCTGTACCTCTAGAACTAATACCTAATGTAGAACCATAATCACATAGGGTTTTTAAGATTCTTCCATTTGGAGTATCTAGAATGTCAAAGTAACCAATGAGATGACCATCTTTATCTTTCTTTGGTGGTTCAGGCATACAGATAGCAACTTTTTCCATATCAATTTCAGTTCTATCTGCAGGGTGACCTAATTCACCATAGAGAACTTTATTTTTAAACTTCTCTTTCATTAATGGACTTTCAAAGACATTTTCCCAAAGTTGTTCACTATATCTTCTACCATTTCTAGTAGGATTAATGATATCAGCAATTGGACCATAAAGCCTACCTAAAATATGCTTTTTGGTTTTTTCTTCTTCGGTTAAGTCTTCAAATGCTAATGTTTCTCTAATTCTATCTTTAATCATTTATATCACTCCTTAAGGAAGTCACATAAGTATGAGAAAAAACTCTTACTCAATCTAATTTAGCAAAGTTATTTTCTAAAAACTCGTTTGTGCTTTCCAGCATCTTCTTTATATCTTGATTTGTATACCATGTACTAAGACTATCTCTAGTTGAAACCGAACATTCATACATGTCTTTTAACTTAAATATATATCTTTTATCAGGATATAATTTTCTTAATTTATTAACAAATATTCTATCTTCAAAGACATTATCATTTTCAGGACCAACATCTTCAAAATCAACATCTTTAAATACATCTCTTGAAATAGCAAATAGTTTTAATAATGTACCGTTAAACTCATAAAACATATTAGGATTATCATCTAATTGTTTTAAATAGTCTTTAGCATCTTCTCTTGTACCATTTATCTCACAATCATCATCTAACATAATTAAACAATCGTAAGAAGATTCTAAGAAATGTTCTCTCAATCTTTTTCTAGCACCAACAATACCTAATTTATCTGTATTGAAATGTATCTTTACATTTTTAAAATGAGATGTTATAATACTTGATTCTAAATATGTCCAACATTGTGCTTCAATAAGAATATTTAAATTAAATAGTTTATTGCATGTGTAAATAAGATTGACAAGTTTGTCCCATCTTCTTTCTCTAATCTTCTTATCTTGTGGTAAGTATGAAATGATGCCAATTACTTTTGTCATTATCTTCTTCCGCTAATATGCTCAAATGTTAATAAATCTGCTTTTAATAAACTTAAAATTTTTAATGCTTCTTTAATTTCAAAATTTTTATAATAATTATTTAAAACTCTTGAAACCTCTTCGGCTCTAGCATGTTTGAAGAACATTGGTTTGTCTTCAACATGCTTTGAGTAAAGATTAACTTGTAATAAGTATGCATGTAATGTTGTAATAACTTCTTCAACACTAACAACATCTTTTACAATATTTTTATAAAGAGGAGATTTTTTCTCATTGTGATTCTTTCTCACTCTTTCATAAAATTGTGCAATATCAAATGGTCTATTATCATTAATAAATTTTAATGTATCAAATAAAGTTTTTTGAGAATTGCTTGTTAATAATGTTTTAATGTATTGAGATGATTTCTCAACACCTTGTTCTTCTAATTCAGTTAATAATAAAACTAAGTCATTTATTTGTAACATAATTATAATCCTTTCAATATGTTATTATATATTTGATGTGAGGTCTACGCCCAATTCGCCTGGACTTGGTAAGTATGAACTTTCACTAGATTGTGTTTCAACTTCAGGTGTTGTTGTTTCAGGTTCATTTGTAGTTGTTGGTTCTTCAAAACCTAACTCTTGAGATAATTCAGGTTCAGGTTCTCTATTAGGCATATTGATGTCTATATTTGTTGTAGTTGGTCTTTCTTTACTAGAATCATCTTCATCTTTACTTTCATCCGAAGGTTCATTTTCTTTTTCAAGTTTTTCAATATAGTCTTGCATCAATGAAATAATTTCAGGGTCACTTGTTGCAGTTGATAATAATGATTTAAGAATCTTTGCTTTAACAGTATTATCTTCAACAACACTACCAACTTGACTCATAATATCATTGATAACACCCATTCTATTTCTCATATTTTCTCTTCTATCTAACTCTTCTTGAGTGACAGGTGCTTGCATTCTTAATTTAAATTTATTAATGTAAGAATAATAACCTCTATCAATTAAGAATAAATTAATTAAGTCAGTTAGTGTTTGAATGAAAATATTTTGAATTTGTTTAATTTCTTTACCATATCTACTAGAGATAATTGCTAATGATGTACCACCATTGAAACCCGTACTATCACCAGTTAAGTTGAAATATTGCTTTGGAACTCTTAAACTTCCATAGAATTTATCAACAAAGAAATCTAAGTCAGTTAAGTTTTTTGGGTCATAATCTCCACCAAGTGTTTGGGCACTAATTGTACCTTGTTGATTATGAACAGGAACATAAATTGTATTTTCCATTGAACCAGGGTTTGTATATTCATTAATAGAACTACCAACACTAATAGAACTCTTTTGCTCAATAATACTCTTTAATCTTGCTAAGTAAGATTGTGCTTGTTCTTTTGGCATATCACCAATATCAATATTCAATACTCTTAAGACAGAACTCTTTGTAATTCTACTTAATAAGATACTATTTTCTAATAATGACATTTGTCTCCAAGTTCTAAATTGATTATAAAGAACTGATTGACCTTTTCTAACTTCATATGTTGTAGAGGAGTTCTTTGATTCATCTTCATTGTCACCAATTGTAATAGTAACTTCTTCAGGACTTCTCATTGAGTTATTATTATATAATGCACCATGAACAAATTCAGTTGATTCATAGATATTTACATCACTTTCTCTCATCTTGTAGAAGATATAAGAAGTTGTTTCTTTATTAACAACACTATTAATGATGTTAGATGGTGCTTCAATATAACCCATTGTTTTGCCTCTTCTTGTTAATTCAAACATCTCACCAGGGTTTGCTTTCATTTTAACATAAGGAATATAAGGTTTATTTGAAGAAACAACTAAATTAACATCTTCTTTTAAATCTTTAGATTCATTTAATCTTCTATCTTCTTTATTAAAGATATCAACTTCACCATTATCTTCGTCATCTCTAAATAGTTGTAAATATAAATCACCGTATTTAATAAGAGAATAGACCCATTCATATGCATGCTTATCAACATTTAAGTTATCCAATAATGTTGTAACAAAGTTATTAACATCTTCATCACTTGATTCACACCAAACAACTTGACCTTTATCATTTGTTTCAACAACATCTTCGGCATAAGTTTCAAGCACTGCAGAAACTCTATCATCTTCGGCCATTGTATCAATTAAGCCATAAATCTGCTCTCTTGTTTGAGCAACATTACTAAATGATTCTAAACTATTTAAGTCTAATGAACTTGTCTCAACGGCGTCTAAAATCTCATTTTGTAACTTATCTTCTAAGTCAATACCAATTTCTTGAGGTTCATTTGGAACAGCCTTAATTTTTGTTCCTATAAATTTATTCTCTTTAGCCATTCATATTCTCCATTTATATTTACTATTTCACTTTAATTTAGCATTGCCACTAAAATGGCAATAATACATCATAGGGTAAAGATTTTTCATTATCTGCAACAACATCATCAAGATTTTTATTTGCTCTAATGAATTGTGACATCTTCTTTAATTCTTCTTCAAAATCAACTGTCATTTGTTTTTTCAAATGGTCTTCATCATTAACACCAATTGCTAAATCATAATCTTCACCATAGTTATAAGCAAATTCTTCTGCATATTGTGATGCTTTATATGTTGCACCACACACAGCATCGGAAATATCTTTTGACCCTGTTTTACCATTATCAGGGTGGTCTACTTTACCAGTATTAACATTTCTTTCAAGATTAACAATTTCTTGTTCTAATAATGCTTGATGAAACATTTCAATCCTTTGTTCATAAATTGTATTCTTAAAATATTGATAAGGTAAGCATATTCTTGAGTTCTGTTCTACTCTATCAACAGATAATACAGAGCAATCATATCCTTCAGCACTTAAAGTTTGTATTAAGTCTGCACTTTGGAATGTATCACTTGTAATTGAGTGAATATTAAACCCCTGTTCTTTTAACCATCTTATAAAGTTTCTATTCTTAGCAAAACTTATTTGTCTACCTTTAGGTGCCTCAATAGCAACTGCAAATGCTAGTGAGAAGAATAAATCTTTACCAGGGTTGCCATCACTTGTAGGTTTCTTTCCTTTAATCCATACACCAGCAATACCAGTTTTGTCACCACTTAAAGACATATCTAGATGAATAAATAGTGGTTTTCTCTTCATCTCTTTTGGCACTTTTGTTAAATCAAAAAAGTCTTTATATTCTAACTTATCTTCTTTAGCATTTCCAACTGTTAGAACATCTTTTGTAAACGGATTAGACAATGTTTGATTTATACAATCTTTTAACACTGCACCACTAATATATTTACTTAATTCAGTAGATGATATACCTGCATAATCACATAATGCTCTATCCATATTATCTATGAATTGTGCTTTTAAATTTGTTGGTACTTGAATCACATTATAACCTTTTAATATATAATCTTCCGGATTCTCATCATCTTTCAAAATAGTTGAAACTAAAAATTTATTACCAACTGCAAGATTAAATGTCTCTTTAGAAAATTCAATAGCAGGTCTTACATGCCAAACAGGTTCATCAATAATCATGACATTATTAGACTCACTTTCAAGTTTTATTTTAATATGCTCTTCTAAGAATGATTTCTCACTTCTTTTAGATGATGCAAGACAAAGCATAGTTGGTCTTTTACCTTTATATGTAAATCTTGTAATCATACCACCAAGAGCAGTATCAATCATGTCAATTGCTTTTTTCTTTTGCTCTTCAATATCTTTATTTCTAATAAATGAAATTTCATCAAAGAATGCATAGAAGATAGGTAAACCAATAACATCATCTGCTTGACTACCAATTTTAATATCAATATGATATTCATCAAATGGTTGCCATATCTTATTTGTTCTACCAGTATAATAACCTCTCTCTAAAAACCATGGAGATAATCTAATAGAATTTTGAAATTTACTATTACCAATTTCTTCTGCTAATTCTAATTTAATATTCATAATAGCAAAAACAATTTTCTCACTTGGTTTTAAGTGAAAGTGTTCTAATGGGTTTTTTAAACAC